ACTTTCATAAGAATGGAAACTTCAATGTTACAGTTCATCAGATAGTGAATGGAGTAAGTACTGTAGATGGAAAGATTTTAAATGCAAACAAGAAAAGTAAATAAAGTACAACATATAATATTTGATAACGAAGATGAGTTCGTTGAGAATATGCCCAATACATCAATTGTAACAGATTGGAGAAAAGGTAAAGAAAAAGATTGGGTTCTGACAGATGATGGTCAAGTTTGTATGATATTGAAAAGAGGTCAGTTAAAAGATAATGGAGTTTTAAAAAGCGACTATATAAGAACCGTTATTGGTACATTTGTATGTAAGAACAATATAAAGATGGAAGGTGATATGAGAAAGAACATATACACCTTTAGTTCTAAGTTTGAAACATCATATAAGTCTAGAAAAGAAAGAGTAAAGCCAACTAGGAACGAGTTCTTATTTGCTAAGTATGTAGCAAAGGGAGAAGATATAGTTGATGCGTTTATGGATGTATATCCTGCAAAAAGTAAAAAGTATGCAGAACGTGAAGCTAAACTCTTAATGAGCACAAAAAGGATAAAGAATTTGGTACGAGAAGAAATAGAAAAGATTATGAATGAGGCGGATATAACGCCTTTATACATATTAGAAAAGATGAAGGATATCATTGAGTCAACAACATCTAGGGATAGTGATAAAGTATCTTTGTTAAAAGAACTTGTTGCTATTGCTGGTATGCGTGATACAGATACTAAGTCTGAGTCTGTTACTGTGTTTCAGGGGTTTTCTCCTGAACAGCTTGATGCTATCGGTGGTAACAACACAAAAAAGCTAGCAAGTGCTAAAAGGGAAATAAAAAGCTGATGAATCTATATGAGATAGTCATAGAAGTACTGGAGTATGCCAATGAGGGCAAGATGAATCTTGATGATGAAATGTCAAGACAAAGCATAGCCACTGAGGTGTATGACCTATTCTATGAAAATCAAGTATATTCTCCATATGTTGATAGTGGTTATATAGAAGACCTGAAAGAATATTGGCATTTTAGAGAAGACTTGAATGAAGACGAATAAGTTAGCAGTATACGGAACACTTAGGAACGGTAAGCGAGACACTTGGAATGTGGATGGCTACCTAATGCTGTTTCCCGGTCATAGAAATTTTCCCGTTGCTATGGTTGACGATAGTCAAAAAGAATTAGTTGTAGAAATAATTGATGTTAACGAGTCTGATATACATAACTATGATGTATATGAGGGTGTTGACGCTGGTTTATACGAGAGAAGAATAGTAAAAGCATATAACGACGATGAAGAGATAGACGCTTGGATGTATACAATGGGTACATTACTAATGCAACATAAAAATGTTTTTGAGATGGTTCCTAAGAAAGATTGGATGTGTGAAGAGTGTCTAAGCCTAAGAAAGTAAATATAAATAAGAATAACGTATCTGAGAAAGAACGTGTTCTAGAACTGGCTAAGCGTGATATAGTATCATTTGGTCAGTTGTTTTTACCAGAAGACTTTATGAAGTCTACCCCAGCCGCATATCATTATGAATTAAATGACCTACTATTAGATTCCAATAAAAAAAGGAACTGTATAATACTACCTAGGGGTCATAGTAAATCAACATTAGCTAAGACAGCATTATTATACCATTTATACTTCAATCCAGAAGGTAAGAAAGAATTTATAGCTTGGGTAGCTGAAGAACAATCTCAGGCAATAGACCATATAAAGTATATGCAGAACCATATAGAGGTTAACCCTGCATTGAATTATTACTTTGGCGATATACGTGGAAGTAAATGGACAGAGAAAGAATTTACTACAAGTAAGGGAGATAGGGTAATAGCAAAGGGAACATCGCAAAGATTACGTGGTCGTTCTCAGTTAGGATTAAGATACACAAAGATTGTTCTTGATGACTTTGAATCAGAATTAAATACAAAAACTCCAGACAGAAGAAGAGAAATCAAAGAATGGGTTATGTCAACTGTTGAACCAGCTTTAGAAAACTCTGCTGGTAATGAGGGTTCTATATGGTTAATTGGAACAATAGTTCATTATGATTCATTCTTACAGAGTATATACGATGGATATGTGGAAGCTAAGAGAGATAATAGAAATTATGCTTGGGATGTTATGTATCACAAGGCAATTAATGAGGATGGCAATGTTTTATGGAGTAGTTACTTTAGTAAAGAAAAACTAGCTGATATACGTAGAAGGTTTGAGGATGTTGGTTTAGCACATAAATTTGCACAAGAATATCTTAATGAAGCTAGAGACTTAGAGAATGCTAAGTTTAAAACAGAAAGGTTAGAGTATTATGACCACGAATTTGAAAGTAGAGATGGTTATGCTTATCTTGTTAATAGTAAAGATGCTATTCCTGTTAATGTATACATAGGTGTTGATTTAGCTTATGAGTCTAGCCATTCAAGCGATTATCAGATAATAATGGTTATTGGAATAGATAGTGATAGGAATATATACGTTATTGACTATATGAGAGAACATATACCATTATATGATATGCCAGAGCAAATATTAGAATATGCAAGAGAGTTCTCCCCAGTAAAGCGTGTTAATGTAGAGCACGTTGGTGCACAGGGAATAATAAAGGACGCTGTTAATACATTATCTAATACTGAAAGAAAGGTGGCTCCGGGAATAGCACTTGGAGTTAGACCTCCAAATGGAATAAAGAAAGAAGATAGATTAGAATCTTTGTTAGCGCCTATAGTAAATAGAAGAAAAATGTTTATAAAAAGAATCCATACGTCCTTAGTAGATGAGATGTTTCAATTTCCCAAAGGAAAGAATGATGATATCTTAGATGGGCTATGGTATGCAGTAAATAAAGCCAGACCACCTGTTAGTAAAAGGTTTGAAGCTATTGATTTCATAGAGAATAATGCAGTAAAACCAGTTAAAAAAGCAACAAAGAGAGTAATTTCTTGGGTAACAGGTCAAAAAATATAAGAAAACACTTGCCTTAT